CAGTTGCAGTCGTGATTCGTCTTTCTCGGGCGGCATGGCGCGTCCTTAATGGATGGTGGTTGTGAGGGGGGAAGCCGCGACACTGACGTACACGGCGAGCGAAATCAGGATGATGAAGGTCAGGATGGCGCGCATGTCAGCCCCTCACGCAAACACAAACGATGGCGAATTTACCGCGCAGGTCAGCGGCTGAAGTTTGGCAATGACCGCCGGCTCCGTGGTGCGTACGTTCGCGTGATAGCCGGGTATTTCTGTGGCTCCGTCATACATGACGCCGATGACATAGCAGTCCGTGACATTGCCGGACGCATGAATCGTCACGGACTGAGGCTGACCGCCAATGACAAGGCCGGCAGCATCGAGCGCAGACAACATGGCCGCTTGTGTGGTGGCTCGCAGGTAGAGGTTAGACACGGGAAAGCCCCTGAAGTTGTGAGTCGGTCAGGCGAGTCGGGAAATACTGGAAGCGACGGGCGTAACCCATCGTCACGGATGCCCCGGCCGGGGCACTGGCCCCGAGCTTCAATTGCGTAATGGCCGGCAGCGTGCCGGCAGTATCTGCCACCACTGCCCCGCCGTTCATGGATATGCCAAAATCGTTCAGCTTGTACCGGAAGGCCGACCGGAATACCGCGCCGGCTGTGGTTGTGTTTGCCGTTGAGCTTGATTGCTGTGTGACGCCGCCATCGAACGTGACAGCCGTAGACATGCCAGTACCGGAGATTGAGTGAAGGTGGCGCTCACTGTTCGTGCCGTCACTGAACACATAGAGGCCGCCGCCGTTCAGCTGCGTCGCAATGCCCTCAAACACAATCGTCCCTTCATCCTGCCGGTACCATGGCGTGATGGCCGAGGCGGTCAGTACGTCAGCGGCTCGCGTTACTGCTGCGGTCGTGGTCAGGATGGGCGATGAGGCGACCGTGGCCGGCGTCTCGTGCTGCGCGAAATCGAACGCCACCGCATCGCCAGAAGTCACCACGCGGATACCAATGACAGGATCAGCCGCCGTGGCCGTTACCTGGAAGCGCTGATACGCGGAAGTGAGCGTGACCGCCGTCCAAGTCGTGCCGTTGTCCTGCGTGATATTGACCGTGCCCGTACCCGTTAGCCGCTTGAGATAAAACGAGGTGACGCGGGCCGCGCTGGCACTGGTGATGGACTGCAAGCAAGTGGCATTGGCTGACGTGGCGGTAAACGATGACGCCGCATTGGCGACACCGGCAAGACCGGTTTGGTCTTTAGCTGCCGTGCCGTTGGTCTTTGTCCACGCCGCATTGGTCAGGTCGCGGTTCCACCGCGCCATATTCGTCCGGGCTTCCATTTCCCATCGCATCCCGAGCATGGCACCGGTTGACGGGCTGAACTCAAAGATCGCCTCATTTGCGGCTGCCGTTTTCAGCAAGCCATCTGCCCCGAAGTAATAGCGCGTCGTGCTGCTGTTCGTGTACGTCAGGCCAGCCGGGAGTGTGCCGGGCAGGAAGTTGTATTGCTGTGACGGAATCGGCGCGTCACTCAGCAGCATTAGCAGAGACATGGCGGGGCCTCAGTAAATACGACCGTAGGCGACAGCAATCACGCGGTCGGCTGCTTCCGTGCCATTCGATACCAGCTTGATGCTGCGCAGGCCGAACAGGGCGCGTGGGCTGATCTGCTCGATGGATGAGGCGGTAAACGTCAGCGTATAGGCCGCACCATCCACCTTTACCGGAAAATAGTTCGTTCCGTCAAAAGTGCCGTGCACTGCCGCCGCAGTCCCGGTGAAAGCCGAAGGCCAGAGAATCGAACACGGAACGGCATCCTGTGAAATATCGACCGCATTGGAGGTATTGGCCGCACCTGAAGCGACGATCTTGAATGAGGCAAACTGTGCAGCGGACATGGTGAATCTCCAATAAAAAAGCCCGCACATGGCGGGCCAGGTTAAGTCGAAAGTGGTCAGAATGGGCTGAAGGCGATTTCTTCGCCCAGCGGAGTATTAGAGCCGGTGATTGTTGAGTTGATCGCCCAGGAACCAACAGACAGCAGATAATCGACTGAGTGATTTGACGCCACAGCCAGATACTCTTCATCATTCGAGAATGATACGGTTGCTGGTGTGGTCAGCGCCATTGCAGGCAGCGTAACTTGCGTCCATGTGGCTGTGTCATAGACATGCACAGTCGGCGTAGATGTAGAAAACGCCATCCAGCGACCAGACGGTGAAATCACCATGCGCCGAGCCGGACTAGCCACCCCTGTTGTCGTTGGCGTACTGACAAGAGACCATGTAGCCGTGTCGTAAACGCGGAGATAGGGGGCTGAGATTCTGCCCGTCACAAAATACAGGCCGTCTTTCGTGAAGGCTGTTTGATTCTGCGTGTTGTCTGTTGGCGTGCTGGCGACAACCGTCATGTCCGAGGTGTTGTATATCTTGATGTTGAACCCTGCGCATGACACTGACAGCTTACTACTGTCCGGCGAGACCGCTACACCCACAACTGTCCCGGACGGGAGCGATGCAGGATTTGCCTTCACCGACCAATCCGATGTGTTGTACACCTGAATATACGGTGACGCCTGAATGCCAACTGCCAGCATGGAGCTATCCGGCGAGAACACCAGATGAAATACTTTTGAGGTCGGATTAGTGGCTAGCGTGACCGATGACCAATCGGAGGTATTCCAGACATGCACGCCGCCCGCGCCGTTGCTGTCACCCATGGCGAAATAGGTTCCGTCCGGCGACCACGCACAGCTAAAGCCGTTGGTGGTGTAGCCAGTCAGGTCGGCAGGCGTAGTGAAGTCGGGCGTGGCATAGAATTGTGGCCCACTCAATCCTGATGCGTACGCTGTGGCCAGATAGGTGCTGCGAACCCGGCTGTTTTGATTGGCGATGATGCCCAGAATCATGACAGCGCCCCGATCAGATCCCAGGTATTCGCTGCCACTTTCTTCAACGTTGCCGCTTTCCACTGCGCGGAGATGCCGAGCGCAGAGGCGTTGATGGTGACGCCGACAGCGCCAGCGAACGTGACCGTGCCTGCGCCAGCCCGCATGAAATGGACTTCGGTCGCCGTGGTGAAGCCAACAGTGGCTTCAAGAGGAACCGTAATGGTGACAGCCGATCCAGAGGTGCAGCGGATATAGGTATTGCGGTCAGCCAGTGCCAGCGTGCGCGCCGTGCCGGTTTCTGTCTGGACGGCAGCGGGCGGGTTCGCCCCAGCCAGAACCGCGTCATAGGCTTTGATCAGGTACGGCAGGGCAATGCTGCGCGGGCGTGTTTCGGCCCCGTGATTGCCTGAGTCAACGCCCTGTCCTGTGCCGGCGTAGTAATCAACGGCGAGCGTTCGCCATGCCTCTGTCAGGCCGCTCCCGGTGCCGCTGCCCTTTGTAATTGAGTGCGTGTGATCCTGAAACTGATGGCCCTGAAAGCTGCCGATGGCGCGCCCCGGATCAACGCCGCGCCCCTGATCAAGGCCGCGAATGAACTCGCCGCGAATATCTGGCACGTTGAAGGTGGTCACGCCATCGCCAATACCGAAGGTCGTGCCAATGACCGCAAACAGCCCGGCATAGGTCGTGCGTGAGACAGCCGCGCCGTCACACGGCAGGTAGCCAGACGGGACCGTAATCGTGCCAATGGGCAGCACCATGCCGATGGGGACGCGGTTGTTCTCCAGCAGCGTGTACAGGTCAGCCACGGACAGCAGTGTGGCGGCTGTGGCGGCGGCAGCTGCGGCACTGGCCGCGGCAGCGGCAACTGCCGCCGCCCCCGACGCCTCGACGCCATCAATGGTCTTGATGACAACATCGTTCGCGTCGGTTATCTTGATTGTGTACGCGCCGGAGCCAAGCCAGATCCACGCCTCGCCCCTGGCATCGAGGATGACGGGGTTAGTAGCCGCCACTGTCCCGGCTGCGGTGGTGTAGGTGGCTTTCGCGGTTTCCGTGCCGGATTCGTAAGTCCAGACTTTTCCGCCTACAATTGGCCCAAAGACCCCGGCAACGGTGGAATTGACGACAAGGGGCGTCGGCATGAGGCTGGCGGTCATGGTGTCTCCAGAATGCAAAAAGCCCGCACAGTGGCGGGCCTTTGAGGTAGGTATGGACGGAGCAGTAACGGCAGGACTGACAATGGCGTTAATGCCGGTCGCTATTTTTTTACTTGTCGCAATCTCAACGGGGATCTCTCGGGGAGGTCGCTGGTTATTTCTGCGCGCCCTTCGGCTGTACAAGGGCCGGGACGCCGCCAGCCCCGAGTAACATCAGGGCATTGCGTGGCGTCGTGTAGGCGGGATCAAGCATCCCAAGCGAGCTTTTCAGTGTGGATTGCAGCGGAGTGGTTGCGGCCTTCGATTGCGCGGCGGCAGTAGCGCCTCGTGCAATGGTTGCGGATGGCCCGCCAATAACCGGGAGCTTCTCCATATTGCGCAGCAGCATCTGTCCGAGATTGGCCAGCCTGGTTGCCGTAGCGGAGCCACCTGCAATGGATGGCTGTCGCCGCTCCAGCAGTTTTGCCGCGTTCAATACGGAATAAATCTGCGCCGTCTGTTCCTTTCCGAGAAGAATGGTCAGCTTTGGCCTGCCGATCCCCTCTACTGTCTTTTCCAGTGCATTGACCTTGAGTACTGACTTACCGTTGACGTCATCCACTGTGTCACGAAGCCGGCCAATGATTTCAGCCTGAAGCGGCTTTGTGTTGGGGTTGCGCGCCAGATAGTTGAGCAAGTCCTTTTCTGATCCGCCGACAATCCGGTCGAAAACCTTTTCATCCGGAATGAGCGGGTCCATGCGGTAGCTGTTGCTCTTGGCGAGCAATTGGCCGACGCCTCGGTTGTCTGTGAAGTCCTGCGCCAACTGGCGACGGGCTGCGATTGCCGGGGCGTATGCCTGCCCGCCTTCACGGCTGAATACATCGTCCACAACCCCCTTCATCTGGCCGGCGATATAGCCCTTTGACCCGCCATCTTTGGCCATGATGCCGGCTGTTTTTCGCAGTTCGTAGATGTCGCGGAGTGCAGCCTTTTGTGGCTCAATCGCCCCATTAACCGGATTGACCGATACCAGCTTGCGCGCAACCGCTCGTTTCAGCAGGGCGTCTGCCGCCTCATCGCCTGCATTGGCGTTGAACCAGTCGGCCAGATCGCGGGTCATGACGATATTGCCGCCACCTACCGAGTCGGCCTCTTTGTACAGTGCCTGAACGCCGGCCTTTGCTGCGCCATACTTCCCGCTAACGTCATCGCGAATGACTTCGCCGAGCTTCTGCGATGGCAGTCGTGGAGCGCCGACGCGCCCCGCCAACTCGTCAATGTTATCGACCAGCAGCTGACGCTGCCCTTCGCGCATATTGCGGATCTTGCCGCCCACCATGGGAATGTCAGCCAGCAATGATTCCGATTCCTGCTGGTAAAAGTCCTGCGAAAGCTGGCCCTTGGTGCCCTGTATCGGCTTTGGCAACCCCGACAACAGCGCCTGTCGTGCCGCCTCTTGCGGGGATACAGTGCCATTGGCGCGAATCGCGTCGTCAACAAACTGAACCATGTTCAGCTTGCCCTGATGGCTTAAGCTGCTCCAGTCGATGCCAGCGGCCTGCGCGGCCTGCCGTGCGGCATCAACCGATTCTCTGGTGATCGTGGCGACTGGAGCCTGTCGAAACTTGTCGGCTACAGCACGGACGCCGCGCCCCGCGAGGTCGCCGACCTTCTGCCCGACAACGCCGCCAACCGCCCCGCCCACCACATTCATGGCGCGTGACTCATCCGAGGCAACGGGCTGGATCAGGCCCATAGCGCTGCCCACTGCTGCTGCGCCCTTATAGGTCGATGGATTGACTACCTGGCTAACCTTACCAGCCGCAGCAGCGGCCCGCGCAAGCTGCGCCGCCCTTGCTGTATTTCCTGCGGCATTGGCTGTCGATGCCATCCCGTTCAAGGTGCCCGCAGACGCTCCGCCCGCCATGAAAATAGGCGCAGTGGCCGCAATGCTGCCAACAACATTCCCGCCGAACCCGGCTTTCGTGCCCATCAGTTCAGCGTCACGCTGTTTTGCTGCGTCCACATCTGCCATCACGCTATCGACAGTGGAATCGTCAACCATTCCAAGCGTATTGCCAACAAGTGCGCCAAGCTGCTTGATACCACGGCCAGTACCGACAAAGCCTTTACCGATGCCGGCCAGAAAGTTTTCACCATCCCCTCTCAGGGCGGACACTTTCTCTTGTGGCGCAGGTGCTGGCGCGTACTCATCCCACGGCCCCTTAGCTGCCGGCTGCTGGTACTCTTCCCATGGCTTCATTTAACCTGCCTCCAGCTTTTTGGGCTTGCAGGGTCGCCGCCAATAAAGACGTAACCGTTTTTCTTTTCTCCCAACTTGGGTGCGGCAGCTTTTGTAGCGGGCGCTTTGATCGGTGCTGCGCCCGCATACTTGCGCTGCATTTCACGCACCGTCTTGAGTGCCTCCCTGCGGGTTTCCACTGGAACAGTAGAGTCCCCAAGGCTGGCAGCGGCCTCGCGATAGAGCTTCACATCAGCATCCGACTGAGGCCCTTCCATGCGCGGCTGAGACAGCATTAGGTTGGCCTGAAGAACCTTAAGGCGAGCATTCGCTTTGGCCCCGGTCGTGCTTTCCCCAAAAGCGGCCGCGACGGTATCAACACCAGTCCCGCCCCAGCTTCCCGTTGCCTTATCAAGCAGCGCATCAGCTTCATCAAGGAAGCCAAGCACAGTATTAGCGCCTGATGCCTTTTTATTCTTGTCGGTCTTCAGTGCAACATTGGCCTCAATTTCTTTCTTGGCGCCAGCCGTTTGCACATCAAGCTGTGCGCCACGCTCTTGTCGGAGGTTCTGCTGGCTATTGGTGTAGACGGTTGATGGGTCAATGCTTTTTCCGAAGCTCGCCACCGGCACCGGTGCGCCCTTTGTCGGAACAACCACGATGCCGTTCCCTGTATCAATGGTGCGCGTCGGCACATCAAAGCCATCGCCAAGCGGAATGAGGCCGCCTGTCTTGGTGAGCTGAAAAGGCTTAGAGCCCTTCCAGATCACGCTTCCGAAGGCTTCAGGCCCGCCGCCATGCTGAGCCTTGAACAATGCCTCAATCGCGCCCTTGTCGCCACGGCTGGCCATGAACTGAGTAGCCCCCATTGCATCAAACGACGCCGGCTGTGCAGGCTGCCCATTAGCCAGTGCCGAGAGCGAATTAACGCCAACGACATTGGTCGCGCCGGTTGCTGGCTTGAAGAAACTGGCAAGACGGCTGTCGATGTCCTTCTTCTGCTGCATCTCGCCCCATTTCATCGCGGCGTCAGGATCAGCATTTTGCAGGTCAGCCATTGCGGACGTATCGCCCTGCTGAAGCCGAGCCAATGCGTTGCGCGCCTGATTCTGCCGGCGCATATCTTGCATCTGCTGCCCAGACTGTGCGCCGCGCATGAAAGAGCCAAGCGCGTCAACCTGTTGGATATTCGGTTCGTAAATTGCCATCTGTGCCGCCCCTTACTTGCCGAACAAGCCGTTTTTGTAGCCGGCGTACAGGCCTATACCGTTATTCACCAGCCCGTTCAGTGCGTTCGCCTGCCCGGCATAACCGGAGGCGCGCGCCTGTCCTGCCGCCATCATGTTATTGCCGACCGATCCGGCAGTGTTCGAGCCGAGATTGCCAAGAGTGTTTGCCTGTGCCTGCCCCGTTCCGGAAATGCCAGCGAGGCGATTAAATGCGTTCATGTACTCGTTGCTGGCGCTATTCTGGTTGTAATCCATGATGGACTTTAGCGTGTTGCCCGAGAGCAGGCCGCCGCGAGCCGCTGCGCTGTTCTGCACGCCATCCATTCCCTGCGCCAGACGGAACTTGTAGCCGGGGTCCATCTGCATCTGCATCTGGGCCAGGCTGGAGCCGTTGGGAGACTGCGCCCACTGTCCTTGTCCGTCCTGCTGGAAGCCTTGCAGCGCCATCAGGGCGTTCAGGCCGCCCGTTCCTGCGTTCAGCCACGGCATTTGATCCTGTCGTGACTGGTTGAACATTTGCAGTTCGGTGGCGCTTGCCTGGTTGGCGGCATTGGCTTGTGCGTCTGCGCCCTTGTTTGCTGCATAAATTGATGCGCCAGCACCTAGTGCGGAACCGGCAACGGCTGCAATGGCAAGCGACATGGTTATTTCTCCTGATGCGTAATGGCGCGACGGGTCTGAAGGCTTTCGGCCTCATCAGTCATGTCGTTTTCAATTTCAGAGGGGTCGGTCAGATCGGTGTGCCAGATGCATGTCCACCATGTATCGGCATGGGCAATGCCTGCGCGACAGAAGCCGGCTGCTGATGGCAGGACATGAAAACCAGTTAGCCGCTTCACGCCTTCGCTTGACGTAACCGATATATCACCAGAGACAATGCAGATGTTGTCGTGATTGATCAGTGCGCCGGTAAGCGCCACGCCCTCGGGGATGAAGATGGTGCGGGCACACATGCGGCCATGCGCTAGCATTGCTGTGTCTAAAATCACCTGCTCATGTTTGAGCATTTCAGCAGTAAGTTGTTTTATCTGGGCGTTTGTTGGCACATGAACAACCGGCACCAGTTCGCCCGATGCGCTCATCTGCATCTGCATCACGAGAACAGGACGCCATCAAGGGAGTGGATGGTGATAGAGGTCACGGCACCGGCCAGCGCCTGAATGGTGTCGCCAGCCTTCAGTGTCGGGATGGTTACATCGATGTAGCTGTTGGCTGGGACGGAATAGGCATAGATCAGCGCATTGGCAGCGGTGGCAGAGGCCGACAGCGGAACCGCGTGAACAGTGGCTGTTACTGAGCCTGCTGTGACGTTGGTCAGGCGCACAGAGGAATTGCGCAGCGTGTTCGGGGCAGCCACTGTGTAATACGTGGCGATGCTGGTGCCGAGCGCGGCAGGCTCAAACAGCTTTGTGTAATTCAGTGCCATCAGAGAAGCCCTGCCGTGATTTGTTCAAGGTGATCGACACGCTGATTCAGCGCGGAATTATTCGGTTTTGGCTGTGCGGCCAGTTCGGCGCGCAATTGCTCGACTGCCTGCGTCAGGTTCGACACTTCCACGCTCATGCGCCGGATCAGCATTTGCTGCTCCAGTGCGACCAGTTCGGCGTCATTGGCGGTGATCTGAATCTGGAGCGAGTTAATGTCGGAGGTGGTCACGGAACTGGCAGACAGTCCGGCCAGATCACGTAGGGCCGCGACCAGATCACGTGGGAAGCCGGCCCGGAGTAGCGCGCCCTCATCAATGCGGATCACGTTTTCACCTCGACGCTGGCCCCTGTCAGCACAACCTTGATTGGATCAGTGATGCGCAGGCGAAAGGTCTTGCTGTAGCCGGAGCCGATGCGGTTCCAGACCGCGCGTTGCAGGTACTGGCCAACACGGCCCATGCTGCGCGCCTGCCATGAGCCGAATGTCTGGCCCTGGTCTTGAGAGGTAGACAGCAGAATCTTCGGGTCAGAGCCTTGGCCGGACGACAAGCCCTGTCCGGACTCCATGCGCACTTCAAGCTGGCCGTAGAATCCCCGGCTGCCTGTGCGCAAGTGCGTGGTGATCAGTTCGCGGCAGATTTCGTCGCCATTGTCCGAGTAATGCGTCGGTGCCATGGTGTAGAGCTTGCCGTTTTCCCAATCACTGACGATGTGCACGCCATAAAACAGCGCATGACACTGGCCACGGTGGCGGTGCAATACACCATTGCTGAACCAGCCGCGCTCGTGCCACTTGTCGGTGGCTGCGTCATAGACGAACGTGGCATCACCTGACGGGAAATTCAGCACATAGAACGTGTGGCCGTCTTGCTGGTATGACCAAGCCACCGCATCACTGATCACCGGGAAGGTGCTGATGCGCGCCTCGATTTCATGCGTGGAGACACGGCGCGGTGTGTAGCCTTCTGCCTTCCAGACCACGCCCCGGCCCTTGTCATCCTGACCAAGCCAAAACACGGTGTTGTCGATCTTTTGCGGGGAGTAGGCGGCAGCACAGCCATGCTCGATAAATGCACCCTGGATGCGCTCGAACGACATGCCAGAAGAACCGGCATTCCACAGCACCTCGGTCGTGCTGGTATTGAATACCCACACTTCGCGGTGATCAGACAGGATGGCCACAGCGTTATCCGGTGCGCCTTCCGAGGTCAGGAACTTCAGGCCATCATACGTGTCTGCGGCATAGGCCTCAGAGCTATACACCCGGCCAGTGTTCGGTGCGTTGACCAGAATGAAGCCATCAGCAAACGTGTTGGTCACGCCGCCTGGGTAATCCAGGTCGGTGATGATCGACAGCGTGTTGCTGGCGATGTTGATCGTGTAGCCACCCATCGTGCCATCGGCCAGATGAATCTGCGTGCCGTTGCTGGCGAGGCTGACCATGCCACTGGTTGATGTAATCGAGCCAAGCAGCGTTGTTGCCACTGCCCCGGGCGATGGCACCGACAACTTGTACACGCGGTTATAGCTGACCACGTACAGGTTGCCGGACTCGACAATCATGCCGCGAATCGGTCCGCTGCCTACAGTTGCATACAGGCTAAGGCCGGGAGTGCCGTACAGCGCAACGGACTGATCTGGTGCCTGCTCGGGGTACAGGTTCAGCAAACGCTGAGCAGAACTTGCCCGGCTGCGGCTTTCACAAGCGGCAGCGAGAAGATTGAATTCTGGCATGGTTAACCGGCGTTAATGTTGAAGGTGCGGTTACTGCAAATATCAAAGATCGACCGCACATCACGGCGATGCAGTGCGCGCATGTCGCTTTCCATTTCTTCTCTGCCGGCCAACCATGTGGGGTCTATCTGCCTGCCGAACTCTGGAGCCAGGTCGATTTGCAGACAGAGCCGCAGATACCGCGTGAAATAGCCTGGAAGATTCACTGACACGTTAGCCGAGGCGAAAGCAGTGAACGGTTTCCAGCTTGTCAGGTGCAGGACATACGCCTTATCGGGCACGCAGTCGAAATAGATATTTCCAGTTGCAAAGGTCGGGTCGTAATACAGCCGACTCGGCATCCCGCCTACTGACTTGTCGCTGATGCCGTTGTACTGGTCGCGCGAGGCGATAACCTCCAGCGAGGTATCCACATTTCCGTCACGCAAAAAAGCCGACTCAATCTTCAGTGGCCGGGCCGTGGCAATATCGCCTGCTGCACCAATCGAATACGCACCATCACCTGCGGTCAGCGCGAACGTCTCAGAGGTCTGCGCGTACAGTGCGCCGCGCTTGATGGAGTACGATTCCATCAGTTCATTCAAAGCAAGCAGGCCGGCGCTCATGTCCTCTGCGCTGGGCGTTTCAATGGCATCAATTGCGCCAATGCCACGCAATGCGCGGGTGATGATTTCGCTCGCCAGTGCCATGTGCTTGCCTCGATAAAATTAGGTGGGCCGTCCGTGGCCCGGAATGAATCAGGCCGAGATAATGCCCTTGGCCTTCAGTTCGGCATCCATTGCGCGAACCCACACCAGAATGGCGTTTGCCTGCGCTTCGCTGAATCCGAACGGGGTAGAGCTGGTGGCGGCTGTTGCAGCTGGAGCCACAAAGCCAGTGGTGATAACGGTAGGGGCAGTGCCGAAAAAGCCGACCTTGCCCGCTGAACGACCGACGATAGTGCCTTCAGGGGAGCCGTCCCCGACGTAAGTACCTGTCATGATGAATTACCTCTCAGATGGGATGGTTGGGGCCGTTAAGCCCCCGGTTATCAGTTGTTGGCGAGACGGGCGGCGAACTCGGGACGCTGTGCGATGTAGCCGTACAGAATGTCCAGGCGAGCCGGCAGCTTGTCGTTGTTGATGTCGTAGTCCTGCACGACCCGGAGGCTGATGCCGTCCATGACTTCACGAGCGCCGAAGTGCACGCCCTTGGGCAGGATCAGATCGGCAGTAGCGAAGGTGAACGCAGACTTATGGAAAGCCAGCGAGATACCGTGAGCAGCAGACGCGCCGCCGACCTTGGTGATGGCCTGCGAGTTGGTCGGGCTGGCGGTCACGTTCTGGGTTGCGCCAGAGGTCACAATCGGCGGGCTGATGCTGATGGCCAGACCAGAAGTCGCCACATCAGCGGTCACCACGAAGCGTTGCAGTGCGCCAGTGTCTGCCTTGGTTTCCGGGTGTACGCGGTTACAGCCGACGAAGGTGATGATGTCGCCCTTCTTCAGTGTCTTGCTGGAGCCGTTGGCCACGATGATGGACGAGCCGGTCTGGTTGGCAGCGTTCACGGTAATCGTGGTCGATGCGCCATTTTCCGAGCCAGTGGTGTGACGGGCCAGCAGCGTGTTCTCGTAGAAGTCGAAGCCGGCAGCGCGGCCCTGCTCGCCTTCCAGGTACTGCTTGGACAGCACTTTCTGGTCGTTGAACAGTGTCTTGTTGCCGTCCACCAGATCAACGTTGTCCTGCGTGTTCAGGATGACGCTGCGATCAGAGGTCGGAGCCAAGCAATCCATCAGCAGCTTGCGGCCAGCCAGGATCTTGCCGAGCGTGGCGGCAGAGGCAACGTTATCCACCTGGTTGTACACGGACTTGTACATGCTCAGAGCGTCGGCTTCCACGGTGGCCATCAGCGCCGATGCGGCTGGCGTGATGAAACGGGCGGAGAAGTCGTCAATGGACAGCGACAGGTCGGCAGCAGTAAAGCCCATGCCGACATGCTTGCGGCCCGTCAACTGAAGCGTGGTGCTGGACTCAGTGGTGTCCTGAGCAGACAGCACAGCGCCATCGGTGACGGCAAACTGGTTGGGCTGGCGAATCTTGATGCTGTCGCCAATCTTCGCGCCGGACACAGCGAAATCACTGTCGTGCTGGCGGTCAATATTGCCGATGAAGTTGGATTTCTGGTGTGCGACGCGGAGCGCCTCACGGGTGACTGCGGTAGGGGTAAGCAATGTGTTGCTCATGATGAAACCTCGTTATTTCTGTCGATTGGAGAGTTGCGCGTTGCGCCACACCATCCAGTCCTTGATGTCTTTCGGTTCGCCGCCACCAGCAGAGCCAGACAGCTGCGATCCCACGGGAGGCGGGGCAGCGGTTGTCTTGCGGGTGTTGGCAGCCAAGGCCGCTTCGATCTTGCCGATCTCGACAAACTGGAGACTTTGGGGAAGGTTGGCGATGCGCTGTGCTTCTGCCGGGTTTCGTCCGAGGTGATAGGCCACGTCCATCCCGTTCGTCATATCCGTCAATGCAATCGCAGTGGCAGTCGACATGGCTACGTTCTGGTTATTGGTTACGACCTCATCGAAATCAGCATATTTTTGACGAGCTTTATCAATGCTTTGATTGACCTTTGAGATCAGCGCCTGCTGTTCTCGCTGTTCGCGTTCCTGACTGCTCGATGCTTCGCGGGCGGATTCGTGCTGCTTCAGCTTCCAGTCCGACACGGCTTCCACAAAGTCGTTCACATCATCGAACTGGTCGATGGAGGGGCGTCCTTCGGTTGGCTTTGTTGTGACTGTTGGCTGCTGCGGCTGGACTTGCTTTTGCAGCGTTTCAAGCTGCTGCCGCATCCATTCCTTTTCGCGTTGCTCGTTACGCCAGTTGGCGGTTAGCTCATCAATCCGCTTCTGCACACCTTTGGACTTTTGGCCCTCAGTGGCTTCCGGTGCAGCGGATTCCTGCACCTCCGGGGTGGACGATTCCTCGGTTACAACAGGGGCGTCCAAACTCGCCTCGACAGGCTGAGAGTCTTCATTGAGCATGGGAATATTCCATGAGATTTTGCCCGGTGTTACGCGCCGGTACGTTTATTGCGGAGACAAAAACCCCGGCGCTTGGCCGGGTTCGTTGGGTTCATCTTGCGGGGGCATCAGACCGATGCCTTCCGTGGGTTGCTCTTGGTATTCAGGCGGTTCGTATTTAGGCTGATCCATCTGCGGGCCATGCTCGAATGGCTGGTACTGCTCCTGCTGCTCAGCCTGCATGACGGTCAGCAAATCCATGACGGTTTGCTGCGCAATCGCCGCGACCTGCTCTGGCTGCATACCGGCTTGCGTGACCTGAAGCCGCTTGGTTTCCGCGTCATATTCCTTAATGGCCAATTCACGTTCTTTGGCTTCATGCTCGCTGTTCTTGTCGTCCAGCTTTGCCTGCATTTCCGTCAGCGCCGCCTGCTGCTGCTGAATCTGCTCCATGCCCTGCTGGATCATTTGCTGGAGCTGTGGCGGAACTTGCGCCTGCTGGTCGTCTTTGTTCTCCAGTGCCTGCAATTGCGGCGGCAACATGGCAACGAGACGCTCGGCGATCTTGTCAGCCCCGGGCCAATCCATGTTCTTGGCGATGAGGTCGCCAATCAGCGGGGCAAGTTGTGGCTGTGCCTGAACGAACTGCATCATCGTTTCAGCGGCTTCCATGCGCTTGGTGGCATAGCTCGGGCCAGACTGAACCACGATGTCATATTTGCCGATGGTGAGGTCGTTCAGCAGGCCATCAATGCCAGGCTGATTTACTTGCACGATTTCTTCCTCGCCATCCTCTCCTAGTACACGCACCATGCGCGCCGCGTCGTAAATCTTCGGGATCAGATCCACGACAATGCGGCCCACTTGGGCAATGGCACGGGCAACGTTATCCGGATAGACGAATGTGGCATTGTCGCCCTGCTTTTCGCGCATCATGATGGCGCGGCCAGACGTTTCGTTGCTGCGAGCGCCAAGGGATGAGTCGTAGATGCCCATTACCGACTTGATGTCGTCAACGGCGACCTGTGCTTCCGTAAAGACGCCCTGTGGCACGCTGGCTGGCTCGATGCGCTGTGGCAGCGGTGCTTGTGCGTCGTTGTTGTAGGTCAGGTACGGGCGCGGGCTGACGTTGGATGAGGCCCACTCATTTTCGTGGCCCTCGATCTGACGACCTGTCACCAGCATCGGCGCTTTCGGTGCCAGTGCAACGATCTCCGTCGCCGTGGTGCGCCAATAGTTATACATGCGCTGCACATCTTTGGCGTTACGGATCAGGCCACGACGGTAGACCTTGCCGTTGATGTCGATCTCTTCGCCGTAGACCGGGACGATGGGGATGTATTTCCCCGGCCACTCTTTCGTTTCCAGCACTTCGGAGCCTGTGCAAAGGCGATAGGTTACTTTCCAGCTGGGCGCGTTGCGGGTGCTGACGATTAGTGACTTGTCGGCCTGATCTGCGTCGACCACGGTGCCATCTCGCAGCAGCGCAATCGGGCGCATGACCTGCTCGCGGGTCCAGAACTCAGCCAGGCGCACTGTTTCCGACGTAAACCAGTCGGCCCACTCACTGCCTTCGACGGACGAAGTAGCCGCAGCCTTTGGGTATTTCTTCTTGAACGTTTTGGCGGGCATCAACGACGTGACCAGTGCCCGCGTCATGTCCGCGCCGTCCGCATCCTCCGAGTTTGGGTCGATAAAGACCGTCATCGGGTTGCGCACGCGCTTGATGCGAATGTCCTGCTCGAAGCTGTCATCGTCGGTGTAGGCCGTCTCGACCAGAATCACCCCGAAACCGCCCGCCACGGCATAGAAGCCCGCAGTGTCATAGGCTTGATCAGCCTTGCTGACGTATTCAATATTCCGGATCAGTCCTTCCAGCAGCTTCGCCTTCTCCGGATCGGACTGGCTGTCGACCGGGCGCACCTTGATACTCGGGCGGCTCTGGCGAATGTCGTTCGCTACCTGGTTGACGTATTGCGGCAGCTTGTTGATGGTCAGGCAGGGGCGGCCATCGGCTTCACGCTGCGCCTTGATGCGGTCGTCCCACTGGCCATGACCTTCAAGGAAGCGTAGATCGTCCTCCATTTCCTTGCGGTTATGGCCGTCGGCCTGCTCACAGTCCTTTTTAAAGGCGCGCATCTCCGACAGGATGTCGTCGTCCTTCTTGGACTGCTCGCTCATCCCATCCATCCAGTGCCACCTATTCTTGGTCGGTTAACGGTAACGGGTCGCCCCGTCGCGCCATTGCTTAATTGATCCGCCACAATGCACAGATACCGGAAGGCATCAGCACCATGGCTGTATTCGTCGTGGAGCGGACTGCCTGCCTCGCCGGTCTTGGTGCTGACATTGCGCCGGTAACGCTTGAGGCACTCAATCAGCCGCTTGACGCCAGAAGCCTCGCTGTTGAACCAGATACGCGGAAACACGAGACGCGCATTCCGGATGCCGCTCTCAACGTCTTGGCTCCCCACTTGCTCAACCGTTCTGCCCAGTGCCCGCAATACATCGGCATCACACTTCCCGGTCTGGTGCCGTGTCGCAAAGCCGTCATGAGGCAAGTAGTCCACACCCCAATTCAGGCTCATGCCGCGAAGCTGCTCAACGTACTCAGGGAGCGCCCGGTGGGTGTCCTCGATGTAGTCAATCACGCGCAACTCTGATGCCGCACGCTGGCACAGAATGATCGACATTGAATCATTCCAGCCCAGATCCCACACCGCATGAACCTTCAGCATAGGGTCATACGGGACGCGGCCAAAACGGCCATGTTGCTCGGCCTGGCCGACCTCGTTGAAGTAGATAGCCCCGTCCACCGCAGGCTTGCAGCGGCCCTCCCAGACATGGGCATAGTCCTCTGGTGCCATCGTTGCTTGAGCGTGTAGCCGCTCCTGCTCCAGCACATCCGGGAACCACGGGTTGTCGCTGTAATTCATTTCGATTGAGACAGTGCCAGGTGGCGGATTGATGGCCGCCATCTGGTGCACCGGGTCTGTCTCAAGCTCGGGGTTATAGGTGGCCCATATTTCCGAGCCTTCCTTGCGGATCGTCGGAACCAGTACCTTAATTGATCGCTCCGTAATGGACTGCGCTTCCTCAATCCATACGATGTCGCAACCTTCAAATGACTTAATGCTGTCAACTGTCAGATCGGACAGGCCGGAGAAAAACAATTGGGAGCCGTTCGCGCCCCTGATCTCCGTCTGCAATACCTGGTAGAACGATTCCAGACCTAGCGACTTGATCTGATCGGCCAACAATTGATGCACCGATTGCTTGATCGACTTCTGCACCTCACGAGTGCAGAGAATGCGCGTCTTGCGTTGTGCGCCGATAATCAGTAGTGCCCGGGCCACGCCCCATGACTTGCCGGAGCCGCGCCCGCCTCGGATGAATTTGTAACGGCTTGGCTGGAACAGGCATTGCAGCTTTGCCGGAAACTCAGCCTTGGTGGCCATTGACGAACGTGACCTCGATGGCTTGGCGAACCGGGCCGCCTTCCTCGTCACCGTTGACGATGATCTGCTGTGAGGTCTTGCCGTCCAGCCGGTCGCCCAATTCCTTAATGGCAGCCATGTCACCGTCAGCCGCTTTGTCTAGTAGTGACTCAGCAATCCGGCGCAGTCTGTCAGGGTCGCCCTGAGCAATTGCGCGCTGAATTGTATTGCGCCACAACCTGTTGTCTTTGCTGGAATTTGTATTGCCAGCCGGAGCGCCTACAGTTCCGGCGTCCATCAGTTGCCCCACCCCTTGCGATTCTCTCCCGGCGTCACTTCCGCATCAGGCGGCAGAATGGCCTGTACATCAGCCTCACGCATGACAAGGTAGTCCACCCCGTTGATCTTGCGCTCCATGCCAGCGTTATGGCTGAAGGCGATGCGATGACCCGGCTTCACGGTCAGTGGCTCGCGTGACCAGGTGCAGTCGGCAGAGCGGAACAGGCGACCCGGCCCTACATGCGTCACCACGCCAATGGATTGCTGATGATTGGCGATAATGAGGCCGGAGGCGGTTTTGCTTTCTTCTGGCGTGACCCAGAGAATATCGTTGAGCGGCAGAATGTCAGTCATTACTGATCCCTTGCTGATGGGGTGATGAATCGCAGCGGAGCGCCTGGAGGCGTTATGAAGTGGCCAGTTACCCTGCTCTTATGGACACGAGGTCAGATGGTGGAGTGTCAGGGGCTGGCCAAAGGGGTAATAAAAAAGGCCAACCGGGTTAAGGTCAGCCTTTGTGATGTGCAATAAAAAAGCCCCACCGAGGTCATCGGCAGGGCTTCACGCGGTAAAACCGCAACATGGCATATAGTTCTACACAACTACGGATTGGCTGTCAACAGGATTATGCCGCCTCCTGCTCGCCAAGTAATCCCGCGTCCGTCAGTACCCGGCTCAGGTGGTCGATGGCTGCTGTGTGCAGCCTGTCCAGTTC